AACGGTTAATACTCTTGTTTCTTTCAACACTACAAAGATACGTAATTTTTCTGATTCTCCAAATTTTTCTGTTACTTTATAACTTTCTTTAACGTTTCCATGGCGCGAGCGACAAATACAGGGTTCTAGGGTGTTACCCTAGAGCGTTAGCACCTTGATATCGCCAAAGGCGCATACCACGACCTTTGGTCGGGTACACGCCTGTCCTTAATCAGGTATTGTAGGTAGCTGTCCTTCTGTCCTTCTCTACCCTTTCCTCCCTGTAAAATTAAAATAAAGTCTGCCGCATGGTGTAGTTCGTTCATTACGGACCAGACGTTATCGTGAAACGATAACTAGAATGGACAATACTCTGCTGATAAGTATTGATACATAATATCTTCTTCTTCTCTTCTGATTTGCCTTCGTTGTGCTTTCTTTCTCTTTGTCAGATTTTGTAACTTGTACATTCTGTTTATTGCTTTTTTTCTGTCAATTTCCTCGATACTGTCATTGTGTAGACCGATTCCATTTTCATTTTTTTCTTTGAGTAATCTTTCGTAGTAATCTTTGTTTACCGTGTTAGCTCCTATTACTTCGAATCCTTTTACCCACTTGGTTCCTTTGTTTTCGGCGTATAGCCACAGTAATTGTCTTTGATCGTCTGTGTATATGGTTGTTTTGTAGTATCTTGGTAGAGGTAGATCTTGTCCGTTATGAGCTTTGTATGTAATGATTGTTTTCTCTCCATTCCATCTGTGTTTTAGTTGGTTTTCTTTTGCATAGTTTGCTCCAAGTCCTTTGCTGCATAGTACTATACCGATGTAGTCAGGATTGTCTTCATCCTTTTTTGTCATGTATTTTGATATATAGTTTATTGTTCTTTCATTGACATATCTTCCGTAGTATTTATATCCGTCTATCCAGTTTTCATATAGTAGTTTTGTTAATTGCCATTTTGTTTGTCCTTCTCTTGCATAGTATAGTCCGTGGATGTGTATACGTCTTGTGTTGGTGTGCCCTTTTTCTGTTACACACCAATGTTTTACCGATTTACCCGTTTCTTTTCTGATTCTTTCCAGGAACAATCTTTGTATTTTTGTGATTATCTCGTTATCTTGTGATCCGTCATTTTTAAAGCCATATCTTTTACAAATATATTCATATCTTTGTGGAGATACTGTTCCTGTAAAAAACACTGCATGAGGTGTTTCTTTCAGTTGTTCGTAATTTCTGATTCTCCATTCTCTTCTCTTTTTTTTGCGGCATTCGAAACAGTGTCCGCATTCTACTTCTACATATCTGAATCTTTCGTCTGTGCACACAGGCGGATTCCACCTATTCTTACGATTAGGTAGAAACCGCTTATTGAGTACTCTTTTGGTGAAGTAACACATATTACTTGTTTGGTTTTCTGATTACTTTTTCCAGTCTCTTAAGTAGAGATTGTGCTTGTTTGAACTTACTCACAGATCCTATAATCTCTGACAATTGATTGATTCCTCCGAAGATCCATTCTCTGAGGTTTTTTTGGTTTTCGTTGTCTAGATGTCCTTTTCCGAGCTCATAGTCTTTTGCGATCTTGTCCACCATAGCCGCTGCTTGTTCTTTTGCTGCTTCGGCTGACATTCTCTTTGTTACCATCTCGTAGTAGAAGTTTTCCACTTCTTTTTGGATCTTTCTTGCGGTGTTGTATTTGACGTCTACGATCGAGTCTTGTACGGCTCCTTCTTTTTGTAATAACGTTATCTCCTCCACTAGTTTTGTTACTCTTTCTTCTTGAGTTTCGTCCAGATACTTTGTGTTCAGCATCTCTTGATTCCAGAGTTCGACTGCTTTCTGTGCATTGGCGTTTGCTTCCGTTACGTTTGCCGCTGCTATATTTTCCTTGCTTAATTGGATTCTGTTTTCAATCTCCTGCCATTTATTCTCTAGATCTTGCCCTTTAGTGTCGACTCCTGCGATTTTGTTTGCTTCTGCCAATGTTTTGGCTGTTTCAGCACTTGCAAGCCTGTTTTGAGCCTCTATTTGCTTCAATTGTAGTCCCATTGCTTGTTGTTGTAGTGCTGCTTCTACAGGATTCATTTTCGGCCCGCTTGGCTGCATTCCGTCTCCGCCCGCTGTGCTTGCTGCTTGTCCTCCTCCGTTGCCGTACATAAGACCTACGCTTAGCCCTGCTTTTTCCATCTCAGCCCTTTGCGCTCCAAAATTCGTGTCTTTCCACATCTGAAGGTTTCTTTTGTATTCAGCGTCTGCCGCTTGTTGCCCGTAATTATATTGCAGACCCATTCCCTCTTTTTCATACTCCCATGCTTGTTGCATTAGTTTCTGTTTGTCTTTTAATCCACCATCGCCTTTGAATAATCCTCCGATTAATCCGAGTCCTCCTCCGATTACTCCTCCGAGCGTTGTTCCTAGCCCAGGGATTATGCTTCCGATTGATGCTCCTGTAGCAGCTCCGGATAATATTCCGTTAGCTCCTCCTTTTACGTCTAGTGCCATAATAATAAATTTTTACATTCTTCGCGCTTACTTTTGAAGAAGCGCTACCTTTTTTACTTGATACAATATGCTATATGCGTACTGCGCTTTTTTGGCTTTAAAAAGCGGATATAAATATTTACATCCGCCCTTTTCGCATATAGTGTTCGTAGTCGTACCCGACTAGTTGTCTCTAGTTGGATTTGGTTCAGTTACTCCTCCTTCGGATTGATTTTCTGCCTTCTTTGGTGCTTCGACCTCTCCCTTTTTGAGGTATTCATTCAGTTTGTAGTTATTGACTCTATCCATTGCATCCATAGCTAAAGCCCACTTGTCTGTTCGTACGTTGCAGTCATCTCTTACTCCCGCTTGTTTAGGCGTATAGATCATAGGTGCTCCGTCCGTTAATGGCTCATTTTCGTCAAGGATTCTTTGGATTTTTTTGATCAAGGTTTCACCTGTTTCTGTCATCTCGATCATCCCTTCGAAGTTATTTACTCTTATTTTGTTAATTTTTTTCATGATTATAAGAATGGAATCTGTTTTGCACTATAGTTACCTCTTCTCGTTGCCTGTATTACTGTTTGTACCCAGAAGTTTTGGCTTGTTAAATCTGTATCTGCGAAGATCTCGATGTATTTCTGCGGATCAATGTATGTAGTCAGGTCTTTGATTGTATTATCATCTCCTACATCGTAACGTCTGTTTAATACCATGAAATCTAATGCTTCTCCTGCCGCAAAATCTCCGTATGTACGGTTGTAGTTAGTCATATAGTCAATCCATGCTACTGTTTTGTTAGCCGCCTTATGTTTCATTCTACTGACGTAGAGACTTCCTTCATATACGGATGTTTCTCCGACCATTTGCTCTTGAATTAAATCTTGATATCCAATTCCATCAAGTGCTGGTTTGTGTAGGTCGTCGATTGTTTCTAAGTTTAAGTCAAAATCGTTACCTTGTGAATAGTCGATCATTGGTGTGATAGCCATTAATCCCATGATGTATCCCGGTTCTTCACATTGATAATGTATGTGTCCGTTGTTTAGCGGTTTACCTCCTCTTCCGATCGCCGCGATATCTCCGAGCGGTTGACTACCGTATGCCGTTTCTGTCGCACTTTTTGATATTACTTCGTCGAATTCGATATATTGTGTCATACCTCCGATAAACACAGGTGTTTCCGGTCTGTCGAGGTACTTTCCTGCCGTATATACTGTTTCCAACCAATCTCTGTATGTACCTCCCGATACTGCGATCCTGTTCAGCATGTTGTATACTTTCTGTTGTAAGTTCAGAGCATCCATTGTCAGCTTTCCATCATTGGCTGAGATGTCGATACTTGTTATCTCTGCGATACCCCCTGTTCCATCGATCCAATCTGTTCGTACCCAATTGTTGAAGATGTCGCTGTCATATGTTTTTAACAGCATTCCGCCTAGTTTGTTACTTTGGCTTTCGATTAAGTCATCAATAAATTTTTTTAATTCGGGACTGCCGTTATTTGCCGCGTCGAAGTTTTCCCCTTTTATTATCAGTGTCTCATTTCCTTTTTTGTGTAGAATTACATCTCTGATTTGGTCAAGCAGTTTTAAATCGTATTGTTTTAGTTGGGTATTTATGTATTTGATTATATCTTTATCGAATTCGACGCTTATAATTTCTGCTATTATGTTTGGAATTTTGTCGATTTTAATTGTATCTCTTGTTGGATTTGAACTCAGGTCTGCCATAGTTGTGAGTATCTCTCTTCCATCTTTTCTTCCTAGTACTTTTACATTTTTCCAATAATTCGTCCAATTGCTCGATTCGTCAAATGATCCTACTTCAGTGTTACTCGTTGGAAACAACTTTAAATTTTCTGCTGGGACTTTGTAGATATTGGGACCTATTGATAGTGCACTTAATCCTCCCCTTAACATGTAAAATTTATTTTCCTGCGTGTTTGCGAAGTAGTTTTTGAATATGTCAAGGTACATGAGTAGAGGTACTCCATTTTTTGCCACCCCTAATGTAGCTTCTGATCCCGTTCTTCGCGATTTACTCCAACCAAGGTATTTGTATAATGCAGATGCTGAGATATTCGTTTCTGCTTTAGTTGCTGATCCAACTGTCTTAGCTTTCATCATTGGTATTTTGATGTCGCTCATTTTCATACCGATGCCTGTTCGGTTATTGTGTAGCCAGCTATTATATAATCGAAATCCTCCGAAGAACATGAAGTGTTGTAGTTTGAATGATCCGAACAGCGGCCCAAGTGTTGGTTGACTCAGTGTTTTGTTTATTAAATTTATGTCTATGATGTCTCCTTTTTGACAAAGTATTTTACAAAACGGAACGAGCATTCCTACTCCCATTGTTGATCTGAAGACTGTTGATATGTCATGTGTAGACATGTCATAGTCTCTCATTGCGACTTTCATTTTATTGTTGTCGCCTAGCGTGTCTTTTCCTAAAGTTCTTACAACTGCCATAGTTTATTCCTCCTTTTTTTGTTGTTTTTTTTGGTCTTCCTCCCATTGTTCAGCCTCTTTGCAAGCATAGATCAGTGCTGCCACTAGATTCCAATCTGTTGCGTCGATTACTTTTTGAGCTTCTTCTTCTGATTGAAATACTTGCTCAGTAGCCAAGTGATTACCAATAGTAATGATAACTTCATCTGTTTCTGCGTCTTTTTTTCTGATTTTGAAAGCTTCTTTTAAGTTCATGATTTTTATTTTTTTTGGTTAATATTAACTTTTGTACTGTCAGCTGAACTAGTTGTTGTTTGTTCAGTTTTTTGAGTACTGTTTTGATTGTTTTTACTCACACTGAGTGCCATTGTACAGCTTTGTGCTGTTAGAACTGCCGTAATACTGATAATTGCAGTGCATATTATCTTTATGATTTCGTAAGTTATTTTCTTTTTATCCATCGTTAAATAATTTAGTTTGGCAATTATTCCATTTTTCAAGGTTGATTTTTTCGTAATCGTAAACAGTTCTACATAGTATCCTCCTTTCTATTTTATTGAATTCATACTCTTTTAATATCTCGTCGTTCCACATCTGATATGCATTGTCTTTTGTGTTTTTTTGCATATTCAGGTACATGTGCCACTTTAACTCTCGAAATGTATTGAATTTTTGCTCACCATATCTATAGTGCACAATTTTTTTCATTTTCTTTCTCATTATTTATCATTATTTTACTGGTTTCTACTACGCATATAATCTCAAACGTACTTGTGTCCATTGTTTCATTTGCGATTGCTACCGCTGTTTTGTAGGTCCATTTTGCCATTAATGGGAATGTTACTACTATTCCGTTGTCTTTTCTTCTTGTGATAATTGTCCAATTTGTTGCTGCCATAATTTTTGAATTTAATGTTAATAACTCATTGATATTATTTCGAAATTATTTCCGTAGGTTTTTTTTAAATACTTTCTTGCTTGTCTTCTTGCGGCTTCTCTTGTTGTTGCTGTAAACCACATTGTGTAGATTTCGCGGTATTCTTTTGTCATGGGCACTTTAAATGTGCATCTAAATCTTGGTTTCAAATCATTTTTCATAATTTATATTTTTTATTGTTCCACGTGGAACGGTTAATACTCTTGTTTCTTTCAACACTACAAAGATACGTAATTTTTCTGAT